CTTCGGCGTGCATGTGGTGCGGTTTCCATGCGTCGCACATCCCGGAGGCTTGCACCTCGGCATCCCACCGCAGGCACCACAGGCCGTTGTTGAGCGCGGCCGCGTATTTGCAGTTGCCGCAGTTGCGGATGTCGTCGGCTTGCCGGTACGAGGCGGGCAGCGCCTTCTCGATGTGGTCGCTCACTTGCTTCTCCAATCGGTCACGGGTGCGTTCTGCCCATGTCATCGCGTTCATTCGGTCCTGGCCGAGAGAGCCGCCCCACAGCAGCCACGCAACCTGGCCCGGTGTTGGCCGGTCGGTTTCGCCACGCAGGTATTCGTTGGCTTTCGGCGAGTCGAGGTCGACTCGGTGGCGGGCGAACCATGCCGCCATGCGGGTCACTTTGTTCTCGGAGACGTTGCCGCCTGCCATCGCACGCGCTTCGCGAACGGTGGCGGGGCGTAGGCCGTCGCCTGCGTATTCGAGCAGGTCAAGGCCACGGGAGGCGTTTGCGGCGATGTAGGAGGGGACGGCGACCACGACCTCGAATCGTAGTCCACGAAAACGGCGACCGCCCCGACCGTGGAGGCCGGGGCGGTGCCGTGGGGTGTGGGGTCTTATTAGAAGAACTCGTCGTTTTCGATCGAATCGCGAACCCACTGGACAGCGGCCTCACGATTGACGGCGACGTGCTCGTAGTTGTGTTCAATGAAATCACCTGCGGTGTGAGTGGAGTAGACGTGCACGCCGAAGATGTTGTCGTGGAACTCGAACGTCCAGTTGCCGTAGTGGATGGGGTTGATTGTGGTGGTTGTTTCCATGCCGTTACTTTGCCTGACCCCGCAATAGTTGTCAAGGGTTTGGGGGGAGATGCTTCGAGATTCTTTTCACACTGCCCACGGCGACGGGCGGGTCGCTTGGAACGGCACGACCGCTTCCGGTTCACGAGCACCCACCATCAACTCGGACAGCGCCCATACGAGCGCATCCAACCGGTCCGGTGACGGGCCGTCCGGCGTCCATGTGCAGAGCTGATCTTCCAACTCGGGGAACGTCCCGGCGTGATGGACTCGGCCTTGCTCGTACAGAGCGGCGACGGGTTCGGCTCGGGTGCGTTTACCACGCGAGGCGTGAACGAGTTTGATCGGCACCGTAGCGTCGATCGTGCGGAGCGTGTGCGAGATCATGTCGCCGCCCTGGTTCGCTTCCGCAACGATGCGGTCCGCCTTGTGCACGTGGTGTGCGGTAACGGCAGCGGACGCCCACTCGGCGGGGCTGCCCTTCATCGAGCGATCTTCGAGGATGTAGCCGTGGCCGTGGTCGTCTACGCCTGCGACGATGATGCCGGTTTCGTCCGAATCGGCGTTCGCTGAGGCGGCGGGGTCGATCGCTACGACGATGCGGCGCAACGTCGGGACGGTGGTGGTGCGGGCGTCGTCGAGCATGTCCCGGTTCCACAGTGCGCCGTCGGCGTCTAGCAACAGTTCGGCTTCGAGTTCTTGCCTGCCGAGGCGGGTGCCTTCGTAGCGGTTTCGCATCTCGTCGAGGAACGCCGGGGACAGGTTCGCTGCGTTGTCGTAGGTGGAGCCTCGGGTGACGGTGCAGTCTGCCCGGTCGACGAGGTTACGGATCAGGCGAGTCGGTCTCGGTGTGGTGGTGGCGACGGCACGGGGACGGTCGCCGATGCGCAGCCCGAACATGAGCTGGTCCCACGCGTCAGGGTAGCGCCAGGCTGCGACCTCGTCGGCCCATGCGAGGTCGTGGTTCGGGCCGCGTAGCCGGTCAGGTTCATCAGCGGAATAGGTCGTGGCGATCGCTCCGTTGTGGAACGTCACCCGCCGTTTCGACGGTTCGTATCGTGGCCGGTGTTCCACGGGAAACACCCTGAGCAGTCCTGATTCGCCTTCGACCATCGTGTCGCGCACATCGGCAGCGGTCGCACCGACTAGGGCGATGCGTTTGGCGTGACCCGACTCGACCTGTAGTCGCACCCACTCCGCACCGGATCGGGTCTTGCCGAACCCGCGTCCGGCGAGGATCAGCCAGATACGCCAGTCGCCGTCGGGTGCGAGTTGGGCGGGGCGTGCCCACACAGACCAGTCGTAGAGGATCGAGCGAACGAAGTGCGGGTCGTAGTCCTCGGCCCAGTCGATACCCTCGGCGGCGCGGAGCCGTTGAACGACCGACCGCTGATCGGTCACGCTTCGAGCTTGCGGAGACGCTCTCGGAGGATCTCGCCGACGTCGGTGCGGAGCGGTCCGCCGTCCTGGCCGGTGATCTCGACCTGTCGGGGTGCGTCCATGCCGAACAGTTGTCGGCGTGCGCTGGAGATGCGGATCGCCGAGTTGGTGAGGGTGGCGAGCTGGTTCGGGTCGGCGTCGGGTCCGAGCTGGGCGATCGCTGCGGAGATACGACGCCAAAGCTGGTCGATGCGTTCACCCTCAGCGGCTCGGACTTCCTGAACGGCGGCAGTCCCCCAACGAGACAGGGCGGCGTCGAATGCGCGTTTTGCTGACGATCGGTCGGCGTAGCCGACGTGGTCGGCGATCTCGTCGAACGTCCATCCGGCACGGCGTAGCTCGACGACTTGTCGGTAGCGGTCGGCTTCGTCGGGTGTGAGCGCGACGGTGGCGTTCTTTTGGGGTGCGGGGTGTCCGGGCTTGCGGGCCATGTTGCGAGTGTAGCGTTTCGAGTTCAGCCGAGAAGATCGTGGTGCGCTGCGGGGTCCGACTCGCCCATGTAGCGAAAGGCTGCGGTGCGTCGGACGTTTCTGGTGGTCGCCTGACTACGATCGCGTGCGTGTCGCATCGTGCGTGTCGGGCGAGTTGTCATCGCCCAGAGGGGTGAGCGATTGAGACCGTGGATAAGTGACGGGTGAGTGGTGGTGATTGAGAGCTGCTCGTGCTCGTGAGCGTAGGCTGCGCCGAGGATGTTGAGCAGTGCTGATGCGAGACCGATTCCCTGATAGTCAGGTGCGACGACGATGCGTGAGACGCGTCTGATGTTGCGTGCCTTGGCGTGTGGTTGTCGTAGCTCGCCGATAAACCCTGCGGGTTGTTCGTTGACTCGGGCGAGCCAGCATCGACAGCTTGAGGCGATGTCGCTGTTCAGATAGTGATGACGTGCGAATGCTTGCCAGGCGTGTCGGGTGGTTGGTTCGATCGAGACGTTGACTTGAGGTCGGGGTTGAACCGACCTCCAAGTGAACGTGCCGTCGGTCATGTCGAGTAGCCAGTCGGGTTGGAGCCAGTCGATGATGTCGAAGTGACAGGCGACGGCGACGAACTGTCGGTTGAGTCGTCGGACGTGTTTCGCGATGGCGTTCGAGCCGATTCTGGCGACGGTTCTATCCACGACGGACGTGAACTCATCGATGACGATCGCCTTGTCCGGAGGTGTTTGAGCTATCGCGATGGCGGTCTCGGCTCTGAATCGTTCACCGGTGGAGAGTGCCGTGACAGGTCTGAGCCATGCGGGCGGGCTTGAGAATCCGACGGACGATAGAAGTGCCGTGATCTCGTCGGTGCTCATCGTCGACGGAAACTGATCGACGACTGCGCGAGTGTCTCGCTTGGTCAATTTCGGGATACTGTCGAAGTCGCCGAACTCATGTCGTGCGACGGTGGACTTGCCTGATCCTGACGGGCCAACGATGAGTCCGATATTCCACGAGTTGTCGTCGAGGGCGAGTGAGTCGTGATGAATTGTGGTCGACGTGCCGTGATCGTCGTGTAAGTCGTACATACCTGCGATCTGCGAGGTTCGTGCTGATCGCGTGATCTCGGTCGTCAATGTGAGATCGCTCATAGTAGAGACGCTCTCACCGTGTAGCCCTGAGCTTGTAGATCGTCGAGTGCTTGTCTCTGTGCTTGTTCGGTGGAGCACACGATGACGAGCTGATATTCGGCTTGAAGATCGACTGGTGTTGTGTCGAGATCGGGTCGCCATTCTTGATCGAGTTCGGCGAGGAGATCGTCGAGGTCGTCGCCGTCGTAGCCGGTGCCGTCGAGGTTGCCGGTCTTGCCCATCTCGACGAGGAGGTCAGCGAGGGCGTGCTCGTCGTAGGTGGCGAGGTCCGTCGTGCG